ATAATATATTCATCAGCACCGTTTAATCGTTTTGTTGATTTAGAATTTGTAATTAAAAAGTATTTTCTAATATTTTCAGTATCTAATGGTATATAACGAACCATTTGACCAGAATCTCCTTGAGGTAGTTGATTATCATTGATATCGTAAACTATGAATTCAATCAAATCAGATACACCCATACCAAAATAAGCCTTCCCAACTTCACGTTCGAAAATAGCTCTATCTTTTGGGTCTACTTTATATCCCTTTTTATCAATTACTTCTTTGAATCCTTTTATTGCCATACTGCACCTACTTTATTAACATTTGATTTATTTAGGTAATAAACCATATTACTGAATGATACTCCTACTTTATGTATAAGATTTCCAAATAAGTTGTCTTTTTTCAATACACCCATTTTATAGGCCATATGTTCTGACCAATGTTTTACAAACCCATAATACAGAACTTTAGTACCAGTTTGGTTTTTCTGCATCCATTCTACAATTGGTGTAGCCCAAATCCAATATCCTATAATAGTATTGGTGTGGTTTTTATACATATGGAATCCAAATTTAGTATCTGCTAAGAATATGGTATCTGGCATCAATCCTTGATTATACATTTCCGTGCAAATTATACTTCCCTTTTTAGGTGCCGGTGCATTTGCTACTCCTGCTGCTGCAGCGTTTGCTGCTGCTAGATTTGATTGGGATATCGCCTCACCTTGTGCTTTTGCTAATTGAATAAACGCATCATTTAATTGTTTATTCAAATCAATAATTTGATTATTAGCATCGGTTAATTGTGCTTGTGCTTGTTTTGTAAATTCAATAAATGAAGATTTTTCAGCAAGTAAACCTTGTAGTTGTGCTTCAGTCGAAACTCTTTCAATACCTTCTTTTATACCCTTAGATAACGCAGATTGGTAATCTAAAATTGTTGCAGCATATTTTGTATTCGCAGTATCTCTTTCAGTTTCTGCACTAGCTCTTAATAATTTTTCTAAATCTAATTTAACATTCAAATCATCGATTTCAATTTTTAATCTTTCATTTTCTTGTAATGCTAAATTTAGTTGTTTAGTTAAATCTTTTATTTGTGCTAACGCAGTTTGATATTTTAAAAATAAATCATCAAAAACTGATTTTAAAACCGTAGCAGGTCCTTCGGGTGTTTGATCACCAATTAACTCATCTACGATTGTATCAACTGCTTTTACTAACTGGTCTTCATTGTAAATAGGACGTTCCACATACCCAAAGGTTTCCCCATCGGTATTTAGTGTAGTATCGACAACTAAATTCCCACCACCATCAAATGTTTGATTTAATGCAGCAGAACCACTATTCATTAGTTCACTTAATATAAATTCGTTATCTAATGCCATATTATTTTTCTATTGTGAAAGTTAAATCTTTATCTGAAAAGTATTCGACTACACCATTTCTATTTACTTGTATTTCAATGTAATATTCTCTGTTCGTTTCCCAATTTGAAAGATTCAATTTAAAGAAGTTACCATTCCCATCACAACTTACTTTTGTGTAATCACTAAATGGTATAATAATCTCATCAGTTATGACATCTTTAATTTGGTAATAAGTAGTTGATGGTAAATAAGTTACATCATTATATGCGTATAAATTATCATAGTTTTTAAGTGGATATTTCTCTCTACCGAACACTTTAATCTCTGGCTTACTACCAACCTTATATTTTGTTTTCAACCTCTTAAACGTAACGTAAATATCTTCAGCAGTTAATTCCGGTAATGACCCCGTTGTAAATACTGAATCATCCCATCCAATTCTTACTTTTGGTTGGTAAATTGTATTAGTTTCCTTTGAAAAGAATTTCAATTGACCATAATCATTCGTATCGTTTTCTAATACTGAATCGTGTTTTAATATCAAACCATCATTTGGAATACTACCATCAATCCACATATTCATCATATCGATAATATCCATTTCAATATCACAACTTTGATATTCGTATGGTTGTGATGCCTCAGATGCAGTGTACCAAGTTCCACCTTTACCATTATACGAACCAGTTGATTCGGGTGATAAGGTATCGGAACGTAACCACGAGGTTGCAGTTGATAATGAATTCCAAGTTACACCATCCGTAGTTATTTCATCAAATCTAGTACCAATTCCCATTTCCCAACTTTGAGAAACCGGATATGCATATAATGTATATGATAAGGGAATTTCATTTGCTTCACATTCTTTAAGAATTAGTTCAGCAGAACTCATTGTAATCTCACCACTATATAATGATGCAGATAATTGAGTTGTATCAAATTTAAGTAATGAATGTGATACATCTTTTAGATTTCCATAATAAGTTTTGGAAACTTCTAATATTTCATCTAACCCAGTATTTTGATTAGGCTGTTGTAAATAAATCGATGCATCTTTTGATGCTGTTAAAAAATATATCATTATACTACTCTCCCTTTAATATCTTTATTTGGATATTTCACTTCAAAAACCGATGGGTCTAATGATGGATACACCATTTTACCTTTAGTGGCTGATGATATGTTATATGAATTTTTTGAGTAATTCCCTAAACACTTATTTACAATATCACATTTTGGAACAGATTGAACCCCTTCAATTCCTGCAATTAATAATTCAATTTCAGAAATATTGATTGGCATATTAAAAGTCCAATTATCTATATTAAAGTAATTTTGAAGTTCGGTGATACATTTAGTTAAAACTTCTCTTTTATTATATCCACCATATACTCTAATTTCAAAATCTACACCAATATTAATTACAAACCCATCTAATAAATTCACACCATCAGTTAATAAACGATATTCACTTAAATAAGTTTTCAAATTTTGTTTAACTGCTTTGTTAAGTGGAGTTACGTTTTTATTTGAATCATATCCAAGCACATATAAATTAATAGCAAATGGATTATTTTTTTCACTTAAATTATTTTTCTTACCAATTAAAAATTTACCAACTTCATCTTTAATTTCTTGCTCGGTTAAGTTTCTATCTTTTAATGATTGAACTAATCCTGCAAATTCTTCCAACGAATCTGGGTTATTTAATATCGATGATGGTGAATTATTATCCAACTCTCCATCAGGTGCACAATATGCTTTAGCAATACCACCATACTTTGCAGGTAATGATAATGCTCTTACTTGATAATCTTTACGAGTTACTGCTCTATTTTGAGAACCAAAGTTTGCCAAAGCGTTTTCTCTGATTTCTTCAATAGTTTCCTCACCTCTACCACCTGTAGCAGGAATATCGTTTGATACTGCAACCGATGATTTTGCTTGTTTATATAAACGTAAATCATTTGTATTAAACGCAGTAGTATCATCATCGAATTCAATTCTATCGATTGTGGTTAAATCTCCACTTGCTACGTTTGAATTAATACCACCACCTATTAAATATGAAAATGTAATAGTTGTATTTGAAGGTGCCTGACCATACGTTGTTGTTTTTAAAAAATTAGCAGGATCAAATGATGCACCTAATTTATCAATTGATGATTTTAATCCTAACCCAACATTTTTAAAATTTGGTATAAGAGTTTCATCTGATGCTGCAGCATTACCACCACCGAAAATAAGTGTTGTAGTATTATCTGAATTTATTTTTGTGACAAATCTACGAGATGTTTTTGTTAATTTTAAAACATTCGAAACTGAATCTTTGAATTGAACCAAATCTTTATCAGTTTGTTCTGATATTGGATAATCTACAAAAACCATTTCTTGTGCAAGATACGGAACTTCATACCACTTATTACCATTTGAATCTTTTACATCATAAATTTGAATAACATCTGTATCTGCTATATCAATTTTTGAAAATTGCTGTGATGCACCAAAATCAACTGATTGAGTTCTTAGTATTGCAGAAATAGCATTAACTTGCTTTTTTACTAAATATAATGAAGCTTCACCTGTATTTTCATCTTTGGTATAGATGGTGATTTCACGTCCACTCTCATCGTTAAAATCTACTAATTCCGTAGTTCTAAATTTAACATCGGTTTTACCCGAAACAATCATTCCTTCTTTTATTCTCAAATAATAATCATTATCTGGTCTATTAGTATCCCCACTACCAATTGCAGGAACTAATTGGTAAATAGATAAAGTTGTTATCGCAGGAGATGAAACTTTTGGTTTATATCCTAAATATTGTGCAAGGGCAAGAACATTTTCTTTATCCTCTGCATATAACATTAAGGATTCCTTTAAGGTATCATCAGTATAATATGAAAGAACATCACCTACATACGATGCCATTTCGATAAACATCATACCAGGAGATGATTCGTTAAAATCTGAATATGTTTTTGGAAAATATGTTTTGGCATATTCAATTAAGTTTTCTCTAAATTTAGAAAAATCTTTATTAAGATATTTTATATCTCTTCCTTGATTTGATTTCTTTGTAATTGAATTCAGTGCCATTTTATTATCCTTGTACTGTAAATGTTATTTGTTGTGTTTCTATTTGATTACCGACCGTAAATTGAATTGTCATATGTGCAATGTGATTGTCTTTCATCGCATCAGTCATTTCAATATCAATTTCGTCTATGTTAATATATGGTAACCAATAATTTACATTTCTTGTTATAGTTTGTTCTAATTTGGTTTCAAAATCACCATCCATTGGTTCAAACAAAAGTGAATGTAATCCCGTACCAAAGTTTGGTTGCATTATTCGTTCACCCTTTTTGGTCATTAGTAAATTTTTTAAATTTGCTTTTGCCTGTTCATATGAAGAAAATGATTGAGCAAAATATCCAGTATTACCCCTTTGTACGGGTAAAGTAATTCCGTATGCGAAATCATTAAATTCTTTCGTATCTTTTACTACTTTTTTATCTAATACATATGCCATAGTTATTTACCTCCACACTTACATTTATCACAACCTTTACCAGATTTCCATTTTTGTATTACATTTGATAAAGAATAACCGCTCCATACACAGGTTATAATGAATACAAATAATACTTCACCTGGCATATACATTACCTTTTAAACTTTTTAACTAATTCTGAATTATCTCTATTAAGAATTCTATCTAACCCTGCTAGACCGGTTGTTACACCCAATCCACCTTTGTTTGAAGTAGAACCTCCCATATCACCATAACCCATTTTAGCTGCCATCTGTGCACGAATTGAATCCATACCTAATTGTGCACCCTGATTTCCAAATGAAAGAGTTTCATCTATATCTTCTTCTGCATCCATATAATTTGGAATATGAGAATTTACATATGATTCTTGTATTGGTTGTTGTGTTTGAAAATTATCCAAAACCGATGCTCCACCACCAACTGGTCCTGCAGTTCTTTGTGCTGCAGTAAATGGTTTGGTTTGGTTTAAGATTTCGTTTATTGCAGAATTTTTAGTAAAATGTTTTTGTGGTTGTTGGGTTGGTTGAACTGATTGTGATTGACGTTCTCTCACCAACATTGCCTCTGCTAATGCAAACGGGTCTTGTTCAACTTCTTCTATAACTGAAGTTGATTTAGTTTCTTGTAAAACTTTCATTCGTTTGGTAACTTCTTCTTTAACTAATTTAGGAAGTTGTTTTTTGATTTCTTGTTCTACAACTAATTTAATTATTTGTGCTAATTTTTTACTATCCATTTTAAATAATATTATTTTACTACTATAAATATATCTTTTGAGGATTTTGTATAGTTATGCCCATAGATTTGGATTTTCTTTTAGTTTTTCCCAATATCCACAGAATTTTTTAATACGATCATCTAATCCATTGTATCCACCATTTATGACACGAGTAATTCGTTTTACAGATGTAGTAGTATCATCGATTGCTAAATTATTTAATTTACGAGTTTTCCAAAACCATGCTGCGGTTTCTGCTACATATTTTGATTCAACCAACGTTGGATTTACTATTACATCATCAGAAACACCTTTATTGAATTGAGTATAATTTGCTCTACCCGTAACCTGAATATACCCTCTTCCCATAAACCGTTTACCATCGCCATCACTTACGTTACCCAAATCACGTCTACCTTCATATCTTTGTTGTGCAGAAGATGGGCCCCATATTTCTTTATTATAACGGAAATTACCACTTTCATGTGCACATTGTGCTAAAAAGTGAGCTCTTGCTAATGGAGTAGTGATTCCCCATTTTCTCATTGCACTTATTAACTTACTTGATGGTGTTATTATCGAACTATTACACCCTCTAATAGATTGACCATCGGATTCGGATGAATTTGAATCAGATGAACTATCATCGTTATTTGAAGAGAATACCATCGGTGCATCGGGGTCATATGACAATCCTGCAGAAGTAGATTCTGCTATACCATATCCAGCATCAGTAGCAGAATCTGCTTGTGCTTCTTGTTCCGGCGATAATGTAGATGCTTCCTCAACGGCAGTTTCTTCTTGTAGTTGTTCTTCATCAGTTGGAGTTGATTCCTCCTCACCTCCGGCAGATTGAGATGGACTTGTAGGTTCAATTGTATAACCAATCCACTTTACTATACCAGGACCAGGTGTCATTGCAGGTGGATAAAGTGAGGTTGTTATATATACACCTTCAATTGTAGGCAAGTGAGTTTGAATTGATGCAATCAATTGGTCTAAAAATAACTCCGAATTATCAGTAGGTTTTGCCATAATTAATAATATAATTTAAGACCGGGTTTATATTTTCCCTTATACATTGTTAATTGCTGATAACGTTGTGTTCCGTTTCGTTTGTGTGATATGTGTAACCATATAGATTTACCATGTTCAAAAATTAATTGATCAAATGGTAAATTTTTAATTATCCATTTTGCAACAGGTAAATAATCTTTTGGTTGCAACCCCGGAATTTGAATATCAACTGCCTCACCTTTTTGATGTTGTGAAATTCCACCGGGTATCGAAGCAGTTCCTCTAAAAGCAGAATTTATTTTTATTTTTGGATATTGTGCTCTAAGTGGTTCTAATATATTTTCAGCAACTGCTTTTAAATTACATACAATTTCATCGGTAGATAATCCTGCTTGTGCCTTTATTTTATGTGGGAACGTTACATCTAATGATAAATTTCGTAATTGATAATGAGTAGATAATCGTGCAGTATAATCAAACCCAACTCCACATTTAACCGATTTTCCCCTAACACCACCTGCAGGTTCATTTAGTTCATCGGTTGTATTGGGTTCACCACTATCATCATAGGTAACCGGATTCATCGCATCTGGATCATAACCTTCTGATAATTTATCTTTTATTGCTTCGATTTGAGGTCCTGCATCTTCACCATCATCATCCAATATATCAACACCCGTTTCTTCAACTACTTCAGTTGCACCTTCAATCGTATTATTATCATCTGGTATTTCTTGTAATAATTGTTCCACCGATTTTTTAGGTGGTTCTTCAATTATAGGTTCTAATGATAAAGTATCAGTTGGTTGCCAGATACCGGGATTAACAATATTATTAGAAGTTTGTGCAATATTTGAAACCGAGCCGGGAGATGGGATTATTGGTGGTGGTGATAAACTCATTTGTGCACCAGTCCAATATCCTACAAATCCTTGTCCTAAGTTGGTTATAATGGGATGCTCACCACTACCTTGTTGTAATGCATTTGCTAATACCGAAGTTATAATGGATTCCATCAATTCGGTATTACCTTTTTGTATTTTAATTTGGTTTACACTTTCAAAACCACGTTTACATGCAGCATCATATTCTTGAGTTAATTTTTTTGCAAAATCTGAATACGAACCAATTCCATTTTGGTTTTGCATATAAGATAACATATTTTGCTTAAAAATATCTAATGACATGATTACTCTGTAAAGTTTTTTGTTGACAACATTTCTGTTAATTTTGATTTCAATTCATCAAAATCAGGTTTGTTTTCAGGTCCGATAGCAGTTGGTCCTGCTGGTGTTTTATACACTTGGACTTTAATTAAATCGATTAAGGTTTCTAAAATTTCCTTTAAGGTATTTCCTCTAACCAATGGTTCGGTTGATTTATCTGTATTCGGTGATTTACCAGATGTATTAGTATTTAAGAATATTTTACCATCACCCGTATCCAATCTAACATTTCTGTTATTTCGTTTTGTAGTAATATTAACGTCATTTCCAAAATCTAAATCTGCTCCACCATTTAAATTATCAATAGAGAAGTTTCCATCTGATATAAATCCATAGTTTCCCTTAGAATAGAATATCATTTCAGCACGTTTAGATGAAATAATAATCCTATCAGAATTTACCAATAATTGATCCATACCTGTCAATTCAGATGGATATTTTTTAAAATTATCTGGTTTTGCTTTAAAATCCGAAGAACCACCATCGGATACGATTCCCGGTTGGAAATTTAATTTATAATCATTTGATGTAATTGCGATAGTAGTTCCATCTTTATTAACATCTTCCTCCGTTATATCACCTTCTTTTAGTTTACCCAATGATTCGGAATTTTGTCTATTACGAATTATTATGGTTGGTGCAAACACATTATTTACATTATTATATGCACTGAATCGAATTGATTGACCGAAACGAGATTGAATAAGTTTATCACCTTCATATAATTTTAAATTGTTAATTGGGGTGTGTTTAAAGTATTTTCCCAACTTTTGCAATTCTGGATTATTAGTTCCACTCGTAGTTGTGGATGTTCCGGTTTCAGAAACTTTTGAATAATCATTTGCAGTATTAGTTGATTTCTCCTTATCGGGATATACTACCGTTGCTCTACCTTCAACTGCGGATGCTTTATTTAAAAATTGTCCTGGTATTCTTTTGTAATATTCAGAACTACCAATTTTTACTAATTCAACAACCTCACCAATAATTGGCAATTCTAAATTAGTAGATTCTAATGGTTTATATATTTGAAGTTTTTCATCGGGTGTTGTATTATCGGAATATGGTCTAACTACCACACCACCCAACGAATTCATATTCTTATCAGTAAATCGAGTTTCGGTATCTGCTTTTTTCGTAACACGTTTATGTGTATCATCTAAAATGACATCAACTACTATACCAGTTTGTATTGATATGGTAGGAGTTTGTTTATTAGAATTTGCAGTGGATACTGAAGATTGTATTCTTTGACTCATCTTATTTACTCATTTTTTGTTTTAGTTCTTCAACTTCATATGTCAATTCATCGACCTTATGTTCTTGTTCACCAACTACTTCTTTAGCAGTTAATTCTAAATCTTTTAAAAGTTGATTTTTTTCTTCTTCGGTTAAGAACCCACTATCCCCATCGGATTTATTTTGTGCACCGATGATTCTTTGTGCAATTGCAGCTAGTTTAATTAGGGAATCGTCATTACGAACGGATGTATCAATTAGGTCTTTTAATATAGGACCAATAACCGCCATATCTCCTGCATGACGAACGAGTTTTCTCATTTCTGCTATTAATTCAGAAATTCGTTGTTTTTTGTTTTGTTGGTTATCGTAAATGTCTTTAAACAAATCACCCAAACTTTTACCGGGAAATAATTGAAATTCGGTACTCATATTTTTATATATTAGTTCAACATATAAATATACGCAATAAAAAAACCTCACTTTTAGATGAGGTTTTGATATTATGATTTCTTTTTATAGATACCTTTGAGTTGTTGAGATTTTATAGTTGTCTTAGCAATTTTCTTTCTACTTTTTTCTTTTTTTTGTCTGTTTGTCATTTCAACCCTCCTATACTTTTTTTATTTCTATTTTAATTTTAGGATTATAATCCCTTGGTAAATCTGTTTTAATACCTTTAAATTCTGAAATTCTATCTTCAAAATAAGTAATTTCTAATACCTTATCAGTTAAGTTCATTACCGTTTGTGAGGATGTAAACATTTCATCACTTTGTCTTCTCATATTCAATTGAGATTCTTTTGGAAAGAATTCTTTTCTCATAGCTTGTGCTATTTCTTTCCAATCTTCAATTTTATCAACTGTCTTTTCTGCTGATATTTTTCTCATTTTAGATGAAAGATATTTCTCACCATGAGTATAACCAGCATCGGTAAACATATGACCATGATTTGTTCTTACAATTGGAGATTCACTATTGTGCATTTTAACATCTGGTTTGTGTTTAGATGTTGCTTCTACACTAATCATATGCTGTGGAGATGAAATAAACGTATGTCCTTTTAGAGGTAAATTACTTTTACCAGTATAAGTTAAACATGATTTTAATGCTTCTTTCAAACTTTTTTGTGATAAGATATTTCTCATCTTAGCACCATCTGCTCCTGGTTTACCACCACCTTTTTTTACTAACTTATGTTCTGCTTCATCATGACCTACTAATAATGCAGAATTAACTACACCAATACCATACTCATTTAATCCTTCACTCCAATCGGTAGTGATATCATGTAGATATGCAACTTCAATCCCATTCATAATAGTATGAACTATTTCCAATGTAGGTTTGTATGCCCTATCTCTGTTTTTAGCAAGAATGAACTTATCATTAATTTCTTTTGATACGATAATACATTCGCTGAGTATCTTAGCCATTTTGAGTTATTATTGTTTTTTAATTATTATTCTATATCTTTGATTTTACCACATTTCAAACACTCTTCTTCACCATCACCATCCAAATCTCCCCAAACATGTTCACATTGTCTATGTGCAAAATACATATCAATTTTACCATCACCATCGAAGTCAATACCATCCATAGTTCCATCTCCATCTTCATCGATTTCAATTCCAGTTCTTGGCTCTGATTTCACAACTTTGACTTGGTCGGTAACTACATCGGTGACTTGGTCGGTTGATGAAAACGAACCTGATGGTGGTGTATCTCCACTCGTTGAACTCAATGCGATACCATCTTCCTCATCCATTTTCTGAACTAACATTTTATCCTTATCAGTATCAGAAAACCAATAATCAATAATCTTACCATAAGAACCAATAAACGCTCCTAACAATAAAAGTAGAAGTTCTTTCCACTCACCACCTATTGCCGTATTACTAACGATTGATGCGAATATTCCACCTATAATTAATATAAATCCACCTAAAACCATAGCAGTAATATACCATCTACGTTTCATCATTGCATTTAATAAATCCTTAAAACCACTTGGTTGTTCCATTTATGTAATCTCCTTTATTGATTTTTATACTATAATAAATATACAAAATAAAAAACCCAACATAAAAATGATGGGTTTAATATAATAAAATGATAATAATAATTAATTTTTGGTATATGCAATAGATGATTCTAATCTATTAACCTTACTTTGTAATTGGGCTATCATAATTTCTTGTGTAGTCCATTTACGATTTCCTTTTGGATGAATCCAAATTAATTTTCCCATATCATACTTTGCCTTAGCATAGTTTGATTTCCAAATTCCGTTTTGAACGAATTTGCTACCATCATAAACCATAGCACCTTTTTGAATACCATCGTTTATTTTAATCGTTTCCCCACGTTCCACATTTTGTGAAATCCCCATCAAAGAAAATAGGAGAAGGGATAATGTAATAATTTTTCTCATAATAAAATCCTATTTATTATAAGTATATCAATGTTATGAAATGGTTAAGAAACAAATGTTAAATGTTATCTAAATGTTATGAAACGGTATTATAGTATCTTTTTTCTTACAATATAATTCTGTAAAACTAAAGTATCCATTTCACAATTAAGAAAAGTTTGGATTGCAGTTTTTGGGTCCATCACCATAGTTTGGTCTTTCAAATTAAATGATGTGTTTAATACAATTGGATATCCATTATCTATTTGTAATTGACAAAGAAGTTTATACATTCTCGTATGTTGTCTATTATTTAAAGTTTGGATTCTAGCAGAACCATCTATGTGTGTGATGGCCGGTAAATTATTACGATGTTCTGATTTTACTCTTACAACCTGATTCATAAATGGAACTAACAATTTATAATCAAAATATTTTAATCTATCTTCTTCCTTTACAATCGGTGCAAATGGTCTAAATCCTTCTCTTTTTTTAATAACCTTATTTACCCTTGCTTTCATTTGAGGGTCTCTTGGGTTTGCAAGTATCGAACGATTACCTAATGCTCGAGCACCAAATTCCATTTTACCTTCGAACCAACCAATCACATTTCCATCAGTAATTTCTTTAGAAACGATTGGAATTAATTCTGAATAATTTTTATACTCATACCAAACATCGGCATCGAATTCATCTAATGTAGTTTTTATTTCATCATTTGAATATGAAGGACCTAAATATGGGGTTGTATTATCAACTCTTACTGAATTTGAATTGTTATTGTAATAATGATATAATGCACATCCTATTGCAGAACCACCATCGGATGGTGCAGGTGGAATCCATAAATTTTTAAATGGAGTCATTTCGGTAATTTTACCATTGGCAGTTCCATTATACGCACACCCCCCACTCAAACATAAATAATTAGCAGGTCTAATTGCAGCCATTCTATTTAGTAATTTGAAAAAATATTCTTCATATACTTTTTGTAGTGTTGCAGCTAAATCCATATGATGATTTTGTAATTCTTCATCTGGTAATCTATTTGGGAATCCAAATAATTCACCCAATTTTTCATTAAACATCATATCGGTTGACCATTCATAATCAAAGAAATCCATATTCAATTCAAATCCACCATCATCCGTTGATGAAATAATATCTTCAAATTTATCTAAATATGTTTTTGGATTACCATATGGTGCTAAACCCATTACTTTATACTCGCCTTCATTTGGTTTGAAACCTAAGAAAGCAGTAAAAGCTGAATATAACATACCCAACGAATGTGGGTATTCGATTGTTTGTAATTTAGTTATTTTATTAGAATCACCATACGCAAGAACTGCAGTTTCCCATTCACCTACACCATCTACCGAAACAATTGCAGTGCGTTCGTAGGGTGATGTGTAATATGAATATGCTAAGTGAGATAAGTGGTGTTCTACATATGATATTTCAATTTCGTTTCCAAAGATTGATTTTATAGTAGTTTCTAATTCATCATACGCTTTTTTGTTTTTACTTATGATTGATGCACTATTTAATAATTTAAAGAATCCACCTTTTTTTACGGATTTTTCAATTCGATTTATTTTAAGTTTAGGATTTTCATAAAATGAAACAACATTAATATCTGATGGAGTTAAGTGGTTTGATTCCAATAACCATTCAATTGATTTAAATGGAAATGATGCATCATGTTTCACACCGGTAAAACTTTCTTCTAACGATGCCCCTATAACTTTACCATCTTTAATTAATGCTGCTGCGGAGTCGTGAAATCCACATGAAATTCCTAAAATGTAATTACTAATCTTCATCATCGAAAATATCCTCTTCTAAATTGATTTTTGAGGTATCTACCCAAAATGGTTCATCTCTAACTGAAAAATCACCATTATCTAAATACTCATTTAACATCTTTTTTTGATGTTGTTTCATTATATTGACAACCTTTGTAATGTAATGAGTCTTACAATCTGTCATCTCTCTAATAAGTAGATATAAATGTTTTTTGTTAAAATTTTCAATAAAATCACTTCTACGGAATAATTCTAAAACTGCATCTCCAATTTGAATATCTCTTTTCTTATTAAAGACAGTTGCTAAATGTTTATCCCAATACTCTAACATTATATCTTTAAATTCTCTGAACTCTGATGCTTCTTCTACCTCATAGAAATCATTTTCAGGGTTCCAACTCTCAGGCATTTCTGAAATAAGAGCATTCTGTTTCCAACGTTTGTAGTTTCCGTTGTTTTTTAAGATAAGATGGTTTTTTGCAATAATAGTAAAATAAGAAAATGCTCTACCCTTACCTTCTTTATACATATGTATCTTTTCTACCATAGTAGAAACTACTTCCATCTGAATATCTTTTTTAGATACATCAAAATAAGAAAATTTAAATGTATTTAAAACGTTTTCTGCTAATTTTTCAAAGGGATATTTAATTCTCTCTTCGTAAATTTTACTACGTTTAACCGAGTCTTTACATTTGTTGTATTCAACTATAGCTTCTTGAGCAGGAGTACCAAAATATATTTTGGATTTTGGTTTTCTGGTTTTTGCCATATTAAATTGTTTCGTTTAATTTTTCAATAATATCTTTCAATTCTGAAAATACTACACCAACTTCATCATCAGATTCGAACGAACCACGTAAATCTAAATCTTGCATTGTTTGATATGCAGTTTCTACTTTAGTTTGGACATCCAATACCGTTTCTAATAAAGTATCTTCTAGTTCTTCGTTTTGTAATATGATATTACGTGTGCCGATTATTAATATAATGTTAAAAATAACTGATACGCCTAAGATAATTTCAATTATACCCATATACTATTCTTTAAATTTAATATTTGATATGATGTTTTCAAGTAACTCAACTTCGTTTTGAAAAATCGTTTGTTCAAATTCGTTTCTATCTGCTTCGATGAAAGTATCTATCATAGCAATTAACTTTTTTTGATATTCCGAATTAATTGTATTTGTAAGTGTAAATTTGTGATTAGTAATACTAACACTAAAATCTTCAACTTTAGCCCAATAGGATAATCTCTTATTTATCATAAAATATCTACCGGTTAATGGTGCGATTTTCAAATCCGTATCGGATTGCTCACATAACATTTGAATAACTTCATAAGTTAATGTCTCCTTTTCATTCATTTGATATGGAGGGAAAATTTTTGATTTTAAGTAGTTTATCATTTCTTTTAATTTTTAGTTATATACAAATATACGAATAATATTTGAATTTACCAAATAATTTATGATTTATTTTATGCTTCACCAACTTGACCATTGTATTGAAACCCTGCATTTTCTGGTATTTCCTCATCATTTTTAAATGATTTTATTTCAGATTCCATTAAATCAAGATTTTCTCTAACTCTAGCATCCAAATCATCTTCGGAAGTCAAATTATTTTCGATTAAAATATCGATAAGGGATTGTATAATTATATTTTGAGTTAATAATCTATCGTTTAGATTTTTAATCAATTTTTTTGTTGTTAATTTCATTTAGTAGTTGTCTTAACCCATCCTTAGATTCATCACCATATACAAGATTACCAAATCCTTTATCAATAGTTTCTTGTTGATATCCTAATGATGATGCCAACCGAACACACATTATTTTAAATTCATGTATATCCATATCATCGGGGACAGTAAATTCAATTTCTGATGCTTCTCTCAATCCATCGATATATTCGGAATCGGTGTATTTAAATATTAATTTTGCCATAAGTGTTTTTTATAAGATTTCAACTGATGAACCCAATTGTAATGCTTTTTTGTATTTAATAAATTCAGTGCTACCATCTGGTAATTTAACCATCACCATTTCGTTTCTACCATACGTTTTGTTTTTAACAATGGTTGTGGTATAACGTCTTTTAGTATCAGTAATTAACGTGCCATTTAAGTGGTCAATTTCATGTTGTGCACAAACACATTCTAATAATCCCAAATCACCAAAGAATTCATTGGAATCTTTCCACTCTCTTCCTTCAACATAATCCGGTGAAAATACTACCGTTCCTAAATTATCACATTCAAGTGTAAATGATTTATGACGGACAGTTTTTACTGGTTTAGTCATTGATTTTGGAATAGATAAACATTGCTCAACATATGCAACGGTATCTCTAGAAACTTCGGTTATTACTGGGTTAATCAATACCAATGGTTCTTTTACATTGATAATACATGCACGAACATCTAATCCAAGTTGGTTTGCTGATAATCCAATTCCACCATACAACTCTAATCCTCTTTTTAACTTTGCAGTAATATCATCAATATCTTCTTGAGACATTGATTTTGGTTCTACCACCGATTTTAATTTAGATGGGTCTTTTACTAATTTTGGGAAATTTTTTAAATCATTGATAAGTTTATCAATTTTTTCTTCTGTTATTTCAATTGCTACGTCTGTCATTTTATATTTGTTTTATTTATTTTTATTCTGCGATATTTAAGTATTTTTCTAATAACCAAGATGATGATTGAATTTTATTTCCTAAGCCCCATACTGAATCAATTCCGTAGGTATGACACACATCATTTTCAGGAGTAGTAGTTTCAGTTCTATCACCCCCATTACCAAACGCCATTACATCCTTTGGTAAATCACCATTTTCTTTAATGTATTTTAATCTTGCATGATCAATAAAATCAATTGCAGTATCATCGTTATGAATTTTAGGATTCATCACATAGACATATGAAACTCCTTTAATATTTTCCATAATGAATTTACGTTCGGATTGATCCATAAAGGATTTACCCTTCTTACGTTTTAACCAACTATCGTTATTTAACCCAACCCAAACTTCATCTGCTAATTCATTTGCTCGTTGGATACATTCGATATGTCCTTTGTGTATCGGGTCAAACCCACCACTTAATAAAATAACTTTGTATTTTTTCATATATTATAGTATTATAGTTTTTTATGTATAAATGCACAAATTGCATATCTCTCACCATCTATTACTTTGGTAACCTCATGATTAACTGAATTTTGAGTATAATCAATCAGAACCACTCTACCATATTCTGGTACAATTTTAGTTTCATTTTTTAAAATTAAATTACCACCATTTGATTCATCGTAATTTTTATTTAAATAAATTAAAATACCAAGTATTCTATCTCGATCTTTACCATCCTCATGAGGTATGATAAAACACCCGTCGTTGTATAGTGTTAAGATGTTTAAAAAATTAACATTAGTATATTCGTAAAATTTGTAAAAAATACTTTTTAATAATAAATTAGTTTCAGTTGAAGTATCATGTGCTGCAAACCAAATTTGTGCTAGATTATCAGTTTTAACTAACTCTTTTTTAATTTCGTTTAATTTTTCTAATGTAGATGAGTTAAGTGGATAATCATTTGCAACATTACCATATGAAACTACTAATTTGTTAAAATCGGTATTTGGTAAATTTGAATATATAGTTGAAAGTAAATTTAACTCATATTCACTTGTTATATCAAATGAAACATATCCATTCTCTAAAAGTTCTTTTTTCATAATGTAAAGATACGAAAATTAATTTATAATTCCAAATTTATTTTTTTAAATTATTGATTTCAATTAATTTAGTTAATTCTTTATTGACAATTTTTCGTTTGTTTTTAGAATCGATTAAAGAATTATACTCTACTAATTTAGTATATTCAATGCCATTTTTATCTTTTACTTTGATTACCAATTTTGATTTTTCCATTATGCTTAGTTTGAAAGTGGTGCTTTAATTGTTGGATGACATTGATAATTTTCTACCTTAAAAAAATCAGGTCTATATCGATTTATTTTTTCATTAAATGACATTTCTCCAACCAATTCAACATCATTTATATAATGATACTCATCTAAGAAAAGAAGATTTGGTAAATCATATGATTCTCTACTAAGTTGTTCCTTAGCTTGTTCAATATGATTGGAATACAAATGAACATCACCTAAATTACCAATTAATTCATCAGGTATCATATTTACTTCTTTAGCAATTATCTCTAATAACAATCCATAAGATGCAATGTTGAATGGTAAACCTAAGAATGTATCTACTGAACGTTGATTCCACATTAAAGAGATTGCTCTGGTTGGAATGTTTTTCTCATCAGCTTTTTTCATTAAAAGAGTTAAACAAAAGGCCTCTAAAGCATCCACTTGCTCTTGCACATCTGGGAGTAGTATTTGTAAGCGTTCTTTCTCACTCAACTCTCTTGTATATACTTGAAATCCATAGTGACAAGGTGGAAGAACCATTTGGTCTAATTCTCCAACATTCCAAGCATTAACCATTAATCGTCTTGAGTCTGGATTGTTTATAAGGTCGTCAATTAGGGTTTGGATTTGGTCAGTATTTGAGTTTAACCCTTCCCAACTTCTCCATTGAGCCCCATAAATTGGACCTAATTGACCCCATTGTTTTGCAAATTCAGGAACTATCTTAATTAGATTTTCAAACTCCGTAACATCAGGATAAGATTTTTCTAATTGTTCCGGAGTCATTTTATCACTCCAGTCCTTTTTATGTGCTTCAACATATCGTTTATAAGCATCACCTGTCCAAATGTGGCAATCGTAATCCAATAAGAATTTGATGTTAGTATCTCCCCTTAGAAACCATAAGAGTTCCGTCACCATAGTTTTCCACGCCATCTTCTTTGTGGTAAGTAATGGAAACCCTTGTGACATTTTATGTCTGATTTGTCTTCCAAATACCGATATAGTACCAGTACCAGTTCTATCACTTTTCTGAATCCCGTTATCTAAAATGTCTTGTAATAAATCTTGATATTTCTTATCTATTGTATTCATTAAAATTTTGTAGTTGTTTGTTTTTTAAATTCTCTATCGGATTCTATATCATAGTTTTCTTTCATCTGTGAGATGCGAATGAAATCTTTGTATGCTTTTGGATGATTGTATTTAAGATAATCTAATGACATTTCATATCTAAAAATAATATCTTCATATCTACTTTCTCTACTATCAAACCCATCTTCTAAGAAAATAATTTCTCCTTGTAAATTTGATATAACACTTTGGAGAGAATCTATTTTTTGATGTTGGGGTGATTCGATTGTAGTTGGTTGGGATTTCATTGCGGGTATCACTACTGCAACTAAAAATCCAATTAAAACACCTGATATAATTGATAATATTAATTGTTTCATTTGATTTCAATAAATTCAGAATATTTGTAATTTAATTTTGCTTGATAATCCGATTTCCAATTTTGGATAATTTCTTCTGCCTGAGATTGAGTTTGAAATGGAAATGCTCCACTTCTCCATACTTTAATTGGTAAAGTAAAGTAATTTGTTCTATACCATACTTTTTTTTGTGGTAAGTAATATTTTACCCCATTATCCACCCAAGTTTCTATTCGATATTTTGGATTTGCTTCTGATGTTATCACTCCCAATACCATCAGTAATGTTAATATTTTGGTTTTCATTGATTAAATATACGAAAAATAAGTGATATTTCCAACAAATTTAGACAATTATTTTAGTATGTTCCTCAATTTCATCAATTAATATGTGAGATTTTGGTTGTCTAAAGTAAAAATCTAAGTGAACAAACTTCTTTGCTAACGCATTATTTATATCATATGATTCCAATTGTTCCGAAAAAGGTGAATATTCATACAAAAACCCAATATCAGTTTTATAATAATGCAAATAATTGTATAATAAGAATTGTTCGTAAAATTGAACACTTGATTTTGTCCAATCACCATTCATTATTCTTAAAATCTTTTCATACATCTTTTTAACAATAAATGGATTATTCACTGCAACTAAACTATTATTTGGAAATGTAAGCCAATCCAATTGTATATCGATTCTATCTTTAAATTCTTCGTATGAATTCAAATAATAATTGTTGATATATCGAGTTCCTGCGATGTTTTCTGGTTCGCCTTCTTTATAACCATAAGTAATGGTATGTGGTGTGATTATTGGTTCAAATATAAGAGTATCCAAATCCAACATTACATACGGCTCATTCTGTTCCATCATAGCATAAATTTTTGCTAATCCGTAGGTATGTTCATTGACATCTCTTAATGAATTCAAAATGATAACCTCATCAAAATACAAATCATGTTCTTTGAAATTTCTATCAGTTCTCCTATCACAATATAAGACAGTTTTATAATGTCTTTTTGCTAACTTCAAAGACAATCTAGCAAGTTTATAAAACGTTTCAGATTGACCTTTCCAATAATCATCAATTAGTTTGTAACTATATACTGCTTTTTTTATCATCGGTATAACTTATTAAAATGTGGAGTTTCTAACATCAAACATAAAATCTCTAATTTTTTCTAATTTCTTTATAGTCATTTCGGCTTCCATTCCTTTTTTTAATTCTACTATAATATCATTAACTGATTCAATTGAAATGTTGAAACCATCATCTCTTGAATTTAAAAAGTTTTCTGAAATCTTGTACTTTGCTGCAATCTGTTGAATGTTCATAATTTTATTTTTTTATTTGTTCTAAACGTAGAATTTCTTCTTTAATTTTCTGATTATACGGATTCCACGTTATATTATCCAATAACCATTTTCTATAATAAGGTGGGATTGATGCCACCGGTTTATTTTTGTATTTACCAAAGGTCATATAAACCTTTTGAATTTCACCTTCGGAATTTCTTTGTTCGGCAAGATTAACTCCACCTTCTAAGTGCAATCCTATTTCGTGAATAGGTATTCCGGTAATCTTCTTCTTATTCTCCCCATAGAGTTCCCAAGTCCCCTCATCATCTTCTTTGTAGTATAAATCCTCAACCTTACCAAAACGTTCAAGAGAACCCACAAAATCCACAACTAAACAATCTTTTTTGTTATTGTGAATACGAGTTCCTCTACCAACGAATTGATACCACCATGAGATAGATGCAGTTGGTCTTGCGGTGATTAAACAATCTAATTCTGGATAATCGAATCCAACCGTCAATACGTTTACCTGAACAATAACTCTGATTTGTTGATTACGGAATTCTTCGATAATACGATTACGTTCTGCAGTTGGAGTATCTCCATGTACCACTGCAGCCGATGGAATCTTACGAGCAAGATTAGTTGCTTGTTCGATTGTTGGGACTGCAATTAGAATAGATTTTCTATCATGCATTTCGTAAATCTTCTTAACAATCTTTGTTTCTAAATTTTGATTCTCATATGCTCGAGCAATAGAATCATTGGTATATTCAGCACCAGATGAATTGAACATCAACGCACCGGTATCAAAATCATAAGATTGATATACCAATGGTGTCCAAAATCCTAATTTAACAATATCTTGAATTTGTGCAACGTGAAGAATGTGTTTAAAGAAAACACCATGTTTAGATTTATTGGTCAACATTACTAACTTTGAGTAAGGACCAGTTTCACTCATATTGGATTGTAATTTAAGAGGAGTTGCGGTTAGACCTAAAACATGAGTTGCCTTCATTGAATCTAAAAATCTTCTCAACATTCCACCCTTATCTCTTGGATATCTATCACACTCATCGATGATTACTTTCGTAATACCCAATTCTCTAAACTTATATCCAATGGATACGATAGAACCAATTGTTGCATATGTCACATCACCCAATTCTTTACTACCCATTGATGCTGAATATATTGCAGCCTTTCCACCGAAGTAAACAAACTTATTATAGTTTTGTTCTAATAATTCTTTTGATGGTTGTAGAACTAAAACCTTTTCTTCAATACCCTTTGCTATATGGGCAATAACAATCGATTTACCGAATGCAGTAGGTGCAACGATAATCGAAGGTGCCATTTTAGGTATCTTAAAAAATTCGATACCAATCGTAACTGGGTCTATTTGATTTTGTCTTAATTCCAAAACATTTTATTATTTAATATCAAAAGTTAAAACTCCATATGAGATATCAACCCAAAGGTTTGCCCATATTAAATTTAAACCCATCATAATACCTGGTCTATGATTTTCACTTTTAAACATTTTTTTACCTTTGTATTTAGTTCCAACTGCTTTATAAGTTTTCCACCATATACCTAATTTCTTTTCTTGCCACTTTGTTTTTTCATAGGAATCATCCGTTCCCACTTTATCACCTTGATATCTTAAAACTATATTTACTTTTAGTTTTCCTATCTTTTTTCTTATAATCATAAATTGTATTTCTTTTTGTATTTCTCTTCGAAGTTTCCAACACCTATTTCCAATATTTCATTTTCATGTGGAATCGGCGGTTTTCTCTTCTTTGCGTCTAATATATCATCAACCCGCATATTCTTAAATACTTCAATTTGAATTTTTGAGTTTTTTCTCGGTCCTTTATGAACCACCCAAATATCAGATATGCTATTTATATTTCCCATATTGTATTCGTTAATCCCACCAACCTCTCATATCAGAACCATCGAACCAATCATTCCAAAAATTATGTTTCAACATTTCTTCTGGTGTTTTTTCTTTAAGTAATTTTTTATATTGATTTCTGTTTTGACCTTTAAAGATATTCCACAATTCTTCCCATTCTTTATCATCAATAGTTTGTGCTAATTTGAATACTTTTCTATTGTGAATAGTTTGTTCTTTAGTTTCATTATCTTTTAATCTGTATAACCCATCTTCAGTAAGTTCGAATTCAAATGGACTCTGATGTAGTTCACCCAATTTTTCTTCGGCTTGTTCAACGTAATTATCATCTAAACGATTTTTTAATAATTGAATTGCTCGTTGCATTTTAGCAACTTTCTTATTTCTACTAATATCTTCTTCCATTCCTTTTACAGAAATTTCCTTTTCCATAATTACCAATGAACGATGTAATATCTCCAATGTATATCGATAATCCCACCATTGATGATTGTATAACTCCTTGCGGAAACGATAAATGTTTTTAAAAAATGTGGGCAATCCTCTTCTAAAAAATTCCCATACTTTCCATAACTTGGTGTCATACCAAGCCAACTTTTCTAAACTTTCAAAAAAGGTATCCTTAAACTCTACTTTCATATTATATAAAATCTATTAATTCTTTACTTAAAAAATCATAATCAAACGTCAATGGTTTGTTTATTGGTTCATAACTCAAATCACACGTACAACCATTAAATGCATATCCCCATTTAGTTTGTCTATAACCATATGCCTCGTGAATATGACCTGAAAAATGTAATTGAGGTTTCACTTCATCCAATCGATGATATAATTGTTCGCATCCTACGTTTAATCCACCTCTATCGGTTCTATCACAATAACCATAAATTGGGCCGTGTGTGATAACAATATCTGTATCGTTTGGTATGGTTTGCCAGTATTGGTTAATTTGATGTGGATATGCATTAAAAGCCCAACCAAATCCAAATGCTGGAGTAATGGGTGAACCCCATATCTTTAACCCATCAATTGTAATATCTGAATTTTCTAAATAATACACATTAGGATTTAATTCAGAATTCAATAGGATATCTAACCATTGTGGTTTACCTACTGAAGGGAAATGTTCATTACCTTCGGTTTCCCATACTGAGCGTTTACCATCAAAATAATCAATTTTATTTTGCATCAGTATTTCAGAATCAAAAGACATATCGTGATTACCTGCAATAAAAACTTTATGAGTATAGTTATCGATTTCATTAAACCATTTTATGAACGATTCAACTTCTCTCGGTCTACCCAATGAAGATACATCACCACTATGAATTAGTAAATCACCGCCAGGTAATTTACCAGTCAATTGTTTGTGTTTATTGTGAGTATCACTAATGTGTGTTATTCGCTTCATCATATTCGTAACTTTTATGACCAACTATTTGATATGCTTCATACGTTGCTTCCGTAGCAATTTCTAATGCTTTATAAATTTCCTCATCGTATTCAGCAAGTGGATGTTTTATACAATGGTCGTGTAATGTAGATGCTAATATATGCAATCTATCCATCAATTCCAAATAATGTCCTGAATTTATTTTATTATTTTCCATTTACTTTTGATTTATGCAATGAAATGTAACGCTTGTAATCTACCTGAACTAAATTGGGTTCATCGTTACTATCTACAACTAAAATTTCAATATCCCCATTTAATCTAACACCGATTCCACTAAATCCAAAACCTTCGCATATAATCGGTTTGTAATATCCTTTAGGAATATCTTCTGCGATTTGCTCAATATCAAAATCCCATTTCAATTCGGGTTCATATATTTCACAATATTGTTTACTAAATTCTGCCATAATTTTATTTTTAATCAAACATTGCAATTACAATCAGCATAATTATCAATCCAATACTAGCATAGAATGATACATCTTCTGAATATTTAATTTGTTCTGGTCGTTTTCCTTGAGTTTTCATATTAATTAATAAAAGGTAAAATTGCTAATTCTTTTGCCTTGGCCTCTATCATAATATCTACATCGATTCCGTATGTGTTGGGAACTGAATTGATATAATCGGAATGTGCCTGTGGTTTAAGTTTTGAATCATTTTCATGTAATGCTTTTGATTCTGAATAGTGAACAATTGGTTTAACACCGCTTGGTTTCCACGTACTTACGGCCAACGATAAGGCCTGTTCTTCGGAGAGGTCACCCGTCTGAAACGTATGGTGGTGATAATCAAAAACAATAGGGATACCAATTTTCTCATGTATATAAATTAAATCTTTTACAGAATACATCGATGATTTATCGTCATTCTCCACAGTCAAACGTTTTTGAACCGAATTAGAGAGTCTTTTGAAGTTCTCACAGAATCTATCCATCGCAGAGATTTTATCTCCGTAAACACCATTACAATGGATATTAATTTTATTGTAAGGTGATAGGTCTAAACCTAACAAATCGAATATCTTACCATGTAACTCTAAATCTTTAATAGTATTCTCAACTACTTTTGGATTTGGTGAAACTAATACATTGAAAGGACCGGGATGGGATGTAATCCGTAAACCATTTTCTTTGGCATACGTGCCACAACCTTTTAAGATATTTGAAATCTTAGTGTAATCTGGTAAATCTTCTAAATTGTATTCACTACCCCACGGGAAAATATCGGATGATATACGGAATACTTTAATATTGGATTTTACGTTCCATTTGATAATCTCAAACAAATCTCGTACATTTTGTAATGCTAGTTCTGAAGCATATGAAATACCTTTTTGTGTAAAGGTCTTTTTAACCATACCACGATTAGTAGTAATCTTAGGATTCTGTTCTCCTAATGTCATATTGATACACGCGTAACCTAAATTCATAATATATAGTTTTACATTTTATAAAGCTAATATACGAATATTATTTGTAATTACCAAATATTTAGGTAGTTTTTTTATACTCTTCTAACGCTGCTTGTGTCCCACCTTGATAACTTAACCAAAAATCAATTGCTTTTCTATCGTTAATCCAACGTTCTCTCTTACTCCAATCAAACCAGGGATGGTGGTAGTATGCTTTACCCTCATGTGGCGATTTCCACCCACCTTCCTCATACCATTTTCTAAGTTCTTCTTCAGAAACAACTCCATCACCATCGGTATCGGCTTCTTCTAATAAATCTTCAGTTTCTAAAGTATTTTCTACTAAAACATCAGATTCTTCTTCATTTATTAAATTTTTTCCACTAAAATCATCATTTTGTAAAGTATTTTCCACTAAAACATCGGATTCTACGTCAATTCCCTTTAATTCATCATCAGTCATTCCCAATTCGTAATCTCGTGCCTCCAATTGTTGACCCAAAGGACCAGGACCAGGGAAATGGTTAGATTCGGGTTTCGTTATATCGCCATATACCTCATATAACCCCAATTTTTGGTCATTTTCCATCATTTCGGTTAAAATTTCTCTTTGTTTTCTCTTTTTATCACCAATTAACCCATTAAATGCGATAATTAGAGCAATTGCAAGGGGGTCAAAGACAATTACAATCAAAAATATGAAGAATTTCACTACATTTTTCAATTCCATACCAAAAACTTCGGCAATAAATCGAAATCCACCTACTTCTTTTTCCAAACCTAAGTTTTTTACCTTAATTTCGTTGATTTTTTCGTTATTTTTAGCGTTTTCATCTTGCAAATCAGTAATTTTCTTATTAATTGTAGCAACTTGCTTATCTTTTTGGTCAATTGAACGTAATAAACGAGAATTTACCTTACCCTTTTCCAAAATTGTTGATTGAGTGGAGGATAATTGTCCTAATTGAGTGTTTAGTTGGGTAATTTGAGCAGTATTTTGTTCAATTTTAGTAGTATAAACCAAAACTTCTCTATCTACTTGTTGTAATTGTAATGATTGAGATTGAAATGCGTTCGAAAGATACCCAAAAATACCTGCAGAGGTAATCAACATAAGGATTCCAACTGATATAGTTAAATACCATTTGTTAAATCCTTTAATATCATCCCAAGATTGCTTTAGATAGGTTGCAGCAACTAATTTAGCAAACTCCAACGAACCAGCCATAATCATTACAGGTATAGATGCCCCTGCGAAAAGAACACCTAAACCGGTTACTGAAAAGTATGCAGCACATCCTGCTATAATCAAAGCTGATATTCCTACTAAATACTTTAACGAATTCATATTACGATAAATCTACTATTTCTTGTATAGTTTCTAAACCCTTTTGCACTTCTTTCAAATATTGTTCAGCCATTTGTGCATCGGCAGGTCTTTGTCCTGTTAACATTTCTTGAACAATTTTAACTCTTTGTTGAAGTGATATCATAGTATTATCAATTCGTTGTTTGTAAACATCTTTCATAATTATATATTTTAGTGTATAGTAATAAATATTAGGATATAAAAAAAGGGAGTTTTAACTCCCGTGATTTTATATTATACTTTTGAATTTAGGTTCACCCTCATTCAATCTAATTTTACATAAATCAGAATATACATAATCATTATAAAATGAATCGTTTAATTCTATATCTAAATACGCAAACATATCAATGATTTTACTTTTATCTTTTTTTATAAAAATATCTTCAAAATAATACAACGGATATCCTTTAGTGGAAAACTGATGCATCATATTAGATTCGGTTAGCAATACGTTTTTACTATTTTGTATTTCATCTGATGTGGTTATTGATAAATCGTAAAATTGTTTTTTCTGCCAACTATGAATATCATCTTGTTTCATATGATATGTCAAACTTTCACTTTGGGAATCTTTATCTATCCTATCCAATAAAATTATTTTTTCAAAATAATTAAAAAACCAATCCCAATATACATCTTCATTATCTAATAAACTTTTTGGTTTTTGAGCTTTACTAACAAAAGTCTTAATGAAAATATTTTTTTTGTTTTCAAAAAAATCTAAATCATAGGTTGGTTTACTTATTTTATCTCTCCAATAATTATTGAATGGCTCGGAAATACAAATGTGATTTTTTTTACTTAAATGGGCTTCGATTAAATGATATAAACTTGTAGAACCACTTCGTGCACTTGTTAGTATTGCAATTCTCATAATAAAGTTTTATTAATTTTTAATTTAGGATAATTGAAATCAGTTTCAGTCATCCATACGTTCAACGCATATCGTTTACCATTTGTTACTGGTAAAACTCCATGATATGTCTGCATTCCATTAAATGAAATTGCATCTCCCAATTTTAAATCAAACGTTTCTATATCATCTAAATTTTCAAAATGAATTGCAGGAGATTTACTATTAGATAGTGCAAATTGACCACCATCAAATCCTTCAGATAATACGATGACGGTAGTTAATTCACTTGTTTTATCTTTATGTAGATTAAGATATCTACCATCGTAGTAAGAGGTTAAACTAATATTAAAATTTTTTAATTTAAAATCTGTGTAGTTAAACCATAGTGTAAATTCGTTATTTGAAAATTTATTATTTAATAAATCAATTATTTCTAATTTAAAATTATCATCATAGATTCTTCTGCAATCCCAAGAGTTAGATAAATTATATGAAAATGGTTCACCATACTTCATACAAAAATCAATTATAGTATCGGCTTTTGTTTTATCACAAAAATTGGTGTTTATATTGTAATTCATATCAATTTAGATATTAAAATAGTTTATTTACTATTTTAGATTTAACCAATTCATATTTTTCTTCACTAAACATTTCTGGCTTAAAATTTACTTCGGTTTCTGATATGTAATTATGACCTGATATTTTATATGGAGTATTCATATAGAAATTGAATATCTCATCCCAATAGGTAATCGATGGTATTGTATTATTTATACCTTTTATTTGTCTTATTAGTCCAGATGGTTTGTTATATACAATAACGATATGGGAACTATTTGAATCTTTAGTATTTTCACGTAACTCTATTAAGGTATTATCATAATTACATCTACCACAATTTCTCATACGTGCAATCATTTCAATTGAATGATAGGTGTTCAATTCAACCCAATAATATCCAATATTATCAATTCTACTATCTAATAAAATCTTATTAGTTTCAATATAATTATGGGGTGAATAACTATTACAATATTCTGTAATGTATTCACCCCATAATCGTTGGATTGTTTGTATAGTGGTTTTATTTAAAATACTCCAATCGGAGTTTAATACCATTTCTACATAATTTGCTACATCATAAACAATACATTTTAATGTAGAATCACTATGTTTTCTAATAATATTACCATAATCTATTTCTATTTTTGATAATAATATAGAACCAATGGTATCACCCAGAATACTATCAACTATTTTTAATTGATGTAATCTAGATGAAGCCATTAAGATAAATGCTTTTCTTTAATTTTAGTTACAACTTCACCAATTGCACTTGCAAGTTTTACTTTTAACTCACTTGTTAATGGGGAGATGTTAGCTTTAATTACTGAAGCCGGTCTATGTGTTTTGATTATAGTTGCCATTGTTGTTTTATATTTTTTAATTATTAATATTATGCTTTTTCAAATCCACCACCACCACAGCCACAATATGATGAGTTACAGAAGTAACCACAATAGTTCCAAGGACACCAGCAGGTGTTGTGCATCACACTAAATAATCCATCACCAACATCTACTAAAAATAAATCCGATGGTTCGAAATCCAAACTATAAATAGTCGTTTGAGCATGTTCCATTTCTAATGATGTAATTGCTATTGTAGATAATTGGTTTGTAGATGAATCAGTTACAACCAATTTATCACCCACAACTAAATTATTTACTTTCTCAAATCTAGTCTTATCTGAATCGTTTTCTTCTATAAAGTATGTACAAGATGGTGCATCTGTCCATGTTTTACCATCTTCTAATGTAATTCTTACATAAATAGTATCGATAGATGATGAATATACATTTGATAAACTGGATGATTCTGCAGTTAGGGTTTCATTTGCTTGTGGTAATGTAGTTTCCCAACCATAAGTTTCCAAAAGAGTTTGGTCGAATGCAGCTGCATTGTTACCATGTATATCTTGGAAATTTATAGATTTTATATAATCACCTAATTTTAAATTATCCACATCCACCAATGAACCAGTATAATCTAAAATAACCGAATCACTATCGGTGTGGTATTCATTAGTATATTCTCTTGTAATTGGCTTAGAAATATATTTTATTCTACTTTTTTGATTTAATCTTTTAGTATCGGCTACAAATTCATCAGTTGTAAAACTCATTGGAATTAGCGTACTTTGCTTGTATCCACCTAAGTTAATCACATCTAATTCAGAACCATATATAATATCAATACTACGAATAATAGAATATCTACCATCTACAATATTTTCATCAGAGTAAACAAATTCTTGAACTAAATAATCAGAACCTAATTCATTTTTTAATTCAGTTAATTCTGAAATATCATCTAATTTGTATAAAGCAGGATATAAATTCAAATCATACGATGGTGCGTTTGCCTTAACTAATACGTTTGGTGCAGATGGAATCGATGTATCTAAATTAGTAAACTCATCCATTTGCAATGATACACCACTAAAATATGTAGCAGGAATGTGAGCAGAACCACTCATTAAATTGAAGAATTCAAATTTATTAGCACAATAGGTTTCATCTACCAATGCAGTAGTATCATACGATTGTCTTAATATAAATTTATTAGGTGCATCTTCGATATAAGGAACTGTCACCGAATTTACTGGAACTGGATATTCTGTAAATCCTATATTATTTTCAGCACATTTTTCTTTTAAAATTTCTTTAAATTTAAATGGCTCTACAAGTGGAGTATAGGCATCTACCTCTGTCCATATAAAATGAAATTCATTTATATTGTTAGATGTTAAAACATCAAATAATGCGGTATAGTCTAATAAATCGGCACCTTGATTATAAATGGTTGTATTTGTATTTATTTCTAAAAACTTAACATTTCCATTCTTTTCCAATAAATCGCTACCTATAATAGTTGCTTTCATAAAATCCTTATATTTGTTTAATATTCTTCTATAAATATATCATTATTTAAATTATAGTATTTTTATTTTTAGTTTTAATTATATCTAAATACTTAGAATCCACATTTTCCCATTTTTTTTGAGTGCATGGGTTAAACATAGTTGAAAATACTTTTTTATTCAACGGACACCCACAATCTGAACAATATGCAGACCACTTTATTCCCTTCAAAACTTCTTTTCTAAAATCACACCCCAGACATACATCCAATCTGTCCTTTGCTAATAATTCTTGAGTATCGGTTGGATTTGCTGATATTTTCCATGCCTCAAATATTTCTTTGTAATCAATCATAATGTTATATTAAGGTGTTGGTAGATTTTGGTAAATCATAATAATCATAAATATCGTTATATTTACTTATGAACTTATCATCTAAGATGATATTACATTCAATATGTTTACTAGAATTTGCTGATTCTAATTTGAATGGTTTATCTACTTTTTCAGAAACCCAATTTTCTAACTCATTGATTTTAGCAAAATCAAACCAAATAATATTTGAATCATTATTTGTCCAATATGAAATTGGTGTCAATAATATATCAATCATATTAATCGCATATCCAAATATAGTTTGTTCCCAATTGATAATATCTACTTTCTTATCGATTAATTTTAAATCAATTAAATATTGACCGATGACATCCCATCTTTGTTTTTTATTAATTATATCGGATGTAGTAAAAAAGAATAACTCATCTAATGTAAGTTTTGAAAATGCATCATAAATTTTAGGATAACCACTTCTTTTTAAATCAAACAAAATGTGTTTATATAATGAATAAAATCTTTCATGTCTATTTCTCTTAACTGCAATTACTGGATATGTTGTTCCAAATTTAGATTGTAAATCAATAATGGATTCGTGAGCATGATATATGTGATTCATTAAATTAGATTTGTCAATTGATTTGAAATCAACCTCATCATTTAATGGTATTAATGTATTAGTATATGTTTGGACGTTTAAATCAGATATAAGACAAGAATAGTGGAATGCAGTTGATGCACAACGTGGTAGGCTTAGATATATAAATTTATTATCTACTAACATTATATTAAAGTTTTTGTTGATTTTGGTAAATCATAATAATCATAAATCTTGTCATATCGTTGTATAAAGTCATCATTTACTCTCAACTTAGATTTATAATTAACACTAGATCCAAAGTTTTCTAATTTAAATGGTTTATTTAATTTAATACTTACCCATTCTTCTAATTCAGATAAATTATTAAAATCAAACCATTTTATATCTGAATCATTATTGTGATATACATACAATGGTGAAAACATTGGTAAGAATAGCGATTCTATATGTTTATCATATTCAGTAAATCCTAACTTATTTAAAAAAGTATTAACCAATTTTATTCTACTATCAACATTTGTTAAATCAATACTATTATAAAATAATATATCAGACACATCTAATTCTAAAAGTTTACTATGTAATTCAATATGATTATTTCTGTATAGTTCACCGATTATATGATTAAAATATGAAATAAATCTATCGTGTCGATTTCGTTTAACTGATATGATTTCGTACTCATTTCCAAACTTAGTTTTTAAAGATTTGATTGTTTCATGAAAATGATTTATATTATAAACTAACTCCATGTTACTCATTGATTTGAAATCAATATTGTCATACATATTGTCATGAGTATTTTGAGCGTGTTCAATTTTTATATTATTTCTAATACATGAAATAAAAAAAGCAGTGGATGCACAACGTGGTAGACTCAGATATATAAATTTATTATCTACTAACATTAGATTAGTGATTTTTGTTTTTTAATAAAACTAAATCCTACATTTCCTGCCATCACAATTCTATCTATTGTGGAATTCAGAGCAGCTTGAGGAGCATGTGGCATATCAGCTTCCATAATAATTAAATCATCTTCTTCAGGTCTAATCCAATATTCTTTTTCATTTTTACCTTTAAAATATAAAACACCATCATCATCATTCATTACATCTGGCATCTGAATATAATAAACATAGGTATAATGTGGAACGAATGAATTAAATTTTTTATTTAACTCGGTATGCACATGGTATTTACTTACACCATCAATCTCATTGTGTTTGAGTTCTATCTGCACGGGGTTTTTACAACGAACTACATTAACCCACGCATCGGTGTTTATTTTATTATATTCTATATTTTTTTCACTATACAATTCTTTACACTCACGTATTCCAGCGTAAACCAATTCGTCTAATTTTGTTTTTATTTTAAAATCACCTATAAAATCTAAATCACCATCCCACTCTTTTTTATAAGCAAATGCATCATCTTTTGTTTCCGTTTGAGATTCTATAACATGGTATGCTTCTTTTAAATGTATTTGTTTATCTACATTTTTATTTAACTTAGTTTTCCAAATATAAGTTTCATCATCAAAATATATTTTTTCCATATTATATCAATTCTATTTTATTTACTTTCTTATTTTTTTTAAATATTGTTTGATAATTGTTTACAAAGAAAGTTAATTCATTTGTGTTTACATTTTCTAACTCAAACGCATTAAGTAATTCTAAATCATTCTTAACTATTATTGAATTATTTTTATCTAATATTTTTTCTAATTTAGGTGGTATTGGCATTGAGGTGCAATCTTTCCAAAAAGGAGTATCATCTCGTTCACATAAATAATGATATCTAATGAAATTTAAATTTTGTTCATTTATTTGATAACACCATTTATTATAATTATCTCTATGATTATCATCAAAATTTATATCAATCAATCGTTTTAACTGCATGATAGTTGACATTAATGATGTTGCTTCCAATGGTTCGATGAATCCATATGATAATCCGATTGATATTGAATTACCTATCCAACTTTGTTTATGTGTTCCTGGGTTAAAATCAAATGTTTTCTGTATAGTAATTTCATGTCCTAAATATTTTTCAACTTCTAATTTAGCATCTTCAATTGTTTTGTATTTGGTATTAAAAACATACCCACTACCCCATCTATGTTGTAACGGAATTCGAAACATCCAACCAGAATCCATAGATACCATTTCAGTATAACTTTTATCATTAAACGTATATATCTTATTCTGTGGTAAAAAGAATGTTATAGCTTTATTCATCATAAGGTATTTATCATAACTAATCCATTTTTCGTTATGAACACCATCGATTATTAATCTTGCAAATCCACTACAATCAAAAACAAAATCTAAATCAATTGAGTTACCATCTTTTAAATTTAATTTTGTTACATTACCATTTGTGTGTAAAATATCATCAACTTCACCATCCACCCAATTTACCCCTCGAGATATCGCGATTTCTTTGAAGTATTCTGCAACTAATCGAGCATCAAAATGATATGCGTATGATTTAGTATGTTCGTTTGGAGATTCCCCAAAAAATAAATGTTTGGATAACTCATTTTTACCAGTCCAATTATACAAATGCAATCCTGTCTTAACCGTAGATTTTGTTCTATCAAAAAACTCTAATTGATTTATATCGAGTAGATTCAACATTTTACCAAAATTAGAAGTGCCACCTTCGCCTGCACCCAATACCCCAATTTTAGAACTTTCTAATAACGTAACATTAGCACCTTTCCAAAATTTGTTTACTACTAATGCAGTTAACCATCCGGCAGTCCCACCTCCAATTATTACTACTTTCATATTGATAAAATTATTTTAAATTATTGATTTTTTAATAACACTTCCAGGCCAGACATTTAATGAATAGCGAACACCATTGGTTAATTCATCAACGGAGTGCACTATATTAGAATCAAAAATAAAAATACTACCTGTCTTTTTAGGAACGGAATTTTCTACATTATCTATTATGTATTTTATATCACCACCATCATATGAATCGTTTAATTGAAATATAGTAGTAATCGATGCACCATATTCTATTTCATGTAAATCGGCATGCCAATCTAAAAAATCATGTTTAGAATATTGATTGAATGAATATTTGGGTATATGTGAATACGTTAATCCATTAAATATTTTTAATTCATTTAACGTGTCAATTACTTTAGTTGAAATTTGCTGTATTAATGGGAGTTTCAATGAATCGTTTACCAAATAACACCCCATCCGTTTATTAGTATTTTCATTTATAGCAGATTCAGTATAAACACCATTTACATATTTAGATGATGTCATTTTTTGTAATCCACTATCTTTACCAATTTGTATGATACTATCACACTCTTCTTGTGTTAAAAAATTATCTATAAAAAGTGTAAACATTGTATAACCGATTTTGTAAATTTTTATCTAAACCCATATGAGTATCTATTACTTATAAATACATTATTTATAAAAAAAGGGAGTTCAAACTCCCTTTTCTATGATTTACTAAATAGTGTAATTTATTTAATTTTTACTGAAATCTTTTTTGGTTTTGCTTCTTCTTTCTTTGGAATGGTGATTAACAAAATACCTAAATCAACATCTGCAGTAGTTTTCGCTAAATCAAATTCCGTTGGAATACGGATTGAGTGATTGAATGGTGAAACCAATTCAGTTAAAATTGAATTTTCAGTATGGTCGGTTTCTGCTTTAATAGTTAAAGTATTACCTTCGATATCAATTGAGATATTTTCCTTTGGGTGACCAACCACATTAAAAGCTAATTCATATGAATCATCATTTTGTTTAATGTATCCAATTGAATTATTTTTTAAGGTAGATGAAGTTTTCCATGTAGGTAAATCTTTTTCAAATAAATCTAATAAATGTCCTAAATTTGCTGTGTAGCTCATAATCTTTTCTTTTTTAGTTTAACAATACACCATATATTACAAATCTTATACCAATGAATATTATATGACACATTGTCAGTAATGTGTTTGACATCTTGTCAGTTTAGAAAGGTTTTGAATCTTCCCATTGTTTATTTTCTTGTCTGCAAGACATATGGTCTGCCCAATGTAAGATGTATGGTAAATCGGTTTTTAACCTCATCTCGGGACGGAAACTGATAAAGTAAGGTTTAGTTCCTTCGTTGTATAATCCATCTGCTAACATAATCCCAATCATCTCCTTTTCGGAATAGGTAATGCCATATTGATTAAGTAACCACAGCGCTCGATGGGTTACATCCATATAATGATTCTCACCATTAATCTTAAACATCGAACCCTGATTCTTCTTATGCCAATCGGATTCTTCCTCTACATAATGTGGATTTCCCTTTGTTCCCAATTTACCTAAATCGTGATGGAATGCTGCAAAGAATAATTCTTCATCGGTAAAATCTACTTTAACTCCACCTTCCTCATATAACTTTTTCATTTTATATGCATTACGTGCAACATTCATAACGTGGTCTAAGTATCCACCTACATACGCCGAATGGTAATGTTCCTTACCACTTGCAGGAGCAAGAACTAATTCAGTTCCCAACTCTTCTTGTGAATACATGAACTTTAATTTTTCCAATCTCTCACCACCAAATACTTTACCCAATGCCTCAATGAATCTATCGTAATTCTTTTGTAGGTCTTCTGCCGAATAGTTTTTCATAATTTATATTTTAATCTTCGTATATATCTCTACCGGTTAATGACCGATAAAGAATTTCAATTTGTTCCTCACTTTGACATAACCCAAGTCCATTCATATTTTCCAATTCAACATAATATTGTCCTTTGGGTAATCCAATATCTTTATATTCATCATTACAATTTGAAATTAACATCTTGCATTCAGAATCTGGATTATCTTTTGGTAATGGTAATACAAAATAATAATAAGTAACGGAATCACCACCATCAGTATCTTCATCATCATTTTCTTCATCATCATCAAAAAATCCTCCTTCAGTTTCATCTACTCGCAACCAACCTTGTGTTTCAAATGTTTTTTCGGTGATGGGTGTTTCTGGAAATTCAATATGGTCTTCTGTTATCATTCTAAAACTATCTTAATTGATTTTGTTATTTTCTTTTCTTTAATCGTTGCAGTTAATACCAACGTATCACCTACCATTTTATATATGGGTGCTATAATCGTATTAATCTCATTTTTAGAATCTACATATGAACAACAATTTGCAGTTGGAACTAATTGTTCTTTCCAATTTGTTATTGGTGGTAAATTAACATACGTAAGCTGACCAGTGTATTGATTTATATATGTCTTAGTTGTATTTGCAACTACCTCACCCGGTTTTAACCACCAAAATAAGTTACTTTCCCACTCTACCTTAGTTGGTTCGGTGGTATTTAATACCCTACCTTCTACTCTATGTATTGTCTGATTAGTTGATTTGTTTAATGATAAATGATAATACCCATTTCCATCTTTTGGTAATCTACCATCTAATTCCATTGTTATGGTTGATTGAACTTTGGTAGATGTAGTTGAAGATGGAGATTGAACATCTGGTCCCCATTGCGGTTCATAAATCTCATCTTTACTACATGCAGTAAATAGTAAACTAACAATCAATACCCATTTTAATCTCATAATAATTTGTTTAAGATTGATTCCCAAGTCGGATATTCATTCCATGTTTCAGTTTCATACGCCCAACCAAATCTCAACAACTCACCTCTGAAATCTTCAGCACCATTCTTTAATCGGTCATCAATTAAATAATCACCCATCAATAAATCTTTTCGGTGAGTAACGAACATCTTCTTATGAAACAAATTTCCAAAATGGTCTTCAATCCAAAATCTCTTATCTGATGCTGCCATTGGGTTTCCCCACGGTGCTGCGGTTGCGATAAACAATTCATACTTCCCACATTCGGCTAACTTTTTAACCGCCTCAATTGCTCCTTCAATGGCAGGTGCGTTACGGAATATTCCTTGTATATGATCTGGATTCCTTTTGTATCTATCTTTTAAATGTGGGTTGTTAGTAAAAAATCTATCGAATTCTTTACTTAAATCGACCAACACACCATCCATATCAATGTAAATAATCTTTTTCTTTTCGCTCATAATCTTTTTATTATCTCTTTTTCTTATATAACAAATATACAACTTTTTTTCGGATTTACCAAATATTTTATCAATTATTTTTTACATTTTTGGAAAGAAAATATATGTCGTTTCCATACACCATTTACTTTCTTAAGTCCATTATATTGGCCATCGTGATAACTTTCGGGTATAATCTCATCAATCCCATCACCATCAATATCATCAAATTTAAATGTATCCCAACCATATTTATCCTGATACCCAAGCCCAACATTTTGATTACCATTTAACCAAGCACCATCTTCTGAATTTTGGATATAATTGGGAACATATTTAAATGAACCACTATTGTTTAAATGAACAAACAATTTTGATTTTGGTTCGTTTTGCATTTGTCTATTTTCAATAATATCAAAATCACCATCGGTATCAATATCATAAAGTTCAAGATCATAAATAGCATCGTATTCAACTTTTTCTAATTTCACAACTAGGTTCGAATTATTAAATGTATTATTTTTATTATACACTATCGTAGTAAGATCATGAGGGCCGGATATTAGAATATCATTCAACCCATCTCCATTCATGTCTAATATTTCATATACCAATATTGATTGACAATAATCATTCAGACTAGAAACTTTTGTAAAATTACCCTTACCATCTCCATACCAAATAAAAGTTGCTGAAATGACATCTACGAACCCATCTCCATTTAAATCTCCTGCAGCACCATTGTGAAACCAATATTTAGTTGGATTTGGAATCGTATTCACATCAAACGTTCCGTTGGATTTACCAATTAATACCGAAAAATTACCATTGTAATCACCGGGAACTCGTTCATCTACCCCAAACGCAATGTAATCTGCAATTTCATCATTGTTAACATCGGTTTTAACTATCTTATGCGCATTTAACCCCTTAACACTTTGATTAAACATGGATGTATTCTTTTTGAAATGGTAATTATCACCTTCATTAATAAACCATTTTAATTCAACATCGTTATTGGAGGTATGGACTGCAACTATAAAATCAATAAACCCATCATTATTTACATCCCCGTAATTCTGGCCACCACCAAAATAAGCTTTAGGTAATTCATCGGTTTGGGGTAAGTATGTTTGGTTAACTCCATAATTGTGTTGCGATTGGAAAAATATACCACTACGTTGATTTTTAACAGATTCTTTATATAACTTATACTTAGTGGGTATGATTTTTGTAATATAGGTAGTATCACCAATTGTAGTGGATTGAATACTATTTGAGACAGGTGGTAATGTAACCACACTATCTTTTTTTATAACAACTGGTTCTGGTATTTCATCTTTTGTACAAGATGTAAATAATATAATACCGGAAATTAAAATTAATATCTTTTTCATATGTTTGTGATTTAGTATTGGATTAATGAAACTGGAACATTGTAAGAAGCAAATCCACCAACTACTCGTAAGTTAGCTTTAGTGCGATTGATTTTAGTTACTTCTAATTCTCTACCTTGTAATTTGGGGTGATTTACTTTCACTACCATACCGATTTGCAATCCCATTTTCTTTTCTAAAGATTCAATCGTGCGTTTAGATTTGATAAGTTCAACTACCATCTGATTGATGTTACGCAACTCTTCAACTGATAATTTTGATAATTCTGAATAATTCATAATGTTTATATTTTAAAGTTTAATTGTTTATCTCTTATTACTTAGTAAATGTACGAAAATATTTTCACATTTCCAAACATTTTATCATTTATTTTTACTCATCGTCTCCGAAAGTTAGACTCCATTCATCGCTCGTAATCCCGGTCATTAAGAACTCCCTTTCATCCATAGATAAATTTGGGACTATGTTCTGAATAAGTTCTTTGGTATGGAAACGATTTTCAATTCGAATCATTTCATATTGAGTAACATTAATATCCATTGTATTTTCGTTACCACTTAATTGACTAATTTTTGTAATTTTCATATCTTTATATTTTATCTCTCAATCTTATAAAGCTAATCTACAACATTTTTTCCATATATCCAAATATTTTATGGATTATTTTTGATAAAAAAATAACTCATTGAAAATCAATGAGTTATGCATTATAGGGAGTGTAGTGATGATATGAAATAAGTTTCTAATATCCTCCGTTGATTATCTTTATCTAATAATACTTGTCGGTTTTTTCTACATATATTTCGAATATAATCAGAATCATATATTTTTGCTAACACCTTTGCTGAATCGATGACTGAACTTTCATTTGATGGTTGGTATTTAGTTATATCCTCAAATGAATTAAATCCAAATTTACTCAAAACATCTAAATGGGAATTTGTTCCAAATACTACAAATGGGGTTTCTAAAAATATAGATTTTAATGTTTTTTCAGTTAGATGGGTTGGCGAATCGTATGTATTAGTTTCAGTTATGATATTTACTTTACTCTGATAATACCACTTAGGATTTATAGTGTATAGATACTCATCTGCAGTATCCAATTCAGTCCCATACATTATATCATCTTCTAATTGAATTGATTTAAAATTATCAAAATCAATCCCTAACGCAGAAATGATTGGTTCATCTTTGATTTTTGAAATATCTAATTTATTACAAACCCAACTGAAATGTGTGTTTTCCAACTCACCACATTGCCATAGACGATTTACCAAATTAAATTTATGGGATTGCATTCTACGATTTAGACAAAGAAAATCTTTGGTTGGTAATATGGTTTCACCAATACTCACATCGGTAATATATCTACTCATTTCTAATGGAGTGCTAATTAGAAAATGTGGAAAATGGATTTTGTTTATAGTATGAATTCCATATTCAAAAGTTACTTTGTGTAAATAAGATGAATCATTCGTAAGTAATGCAAAATTTCTAGTCAATCCAACTCCACACTCAATCAATTTAGATAAAAATTCAACTCTATCTAAATCAATGTTGTTATTTGCTTCGGTTGTGTAATCTGCTAAAAAATAAAATCCCCTTTTATTTAATTTAGAAACCAATTCGAAAAATTCGGGTTTATTAGTTCTTGCCTCTAAATTGATTGCAGCATGAGTTTCCCAAAAAAATGTGATTATATTTTGTATCGATTCATCTATTTCAGAATCATCGGTATATAATTTAAATGAATTCGGATAAAGGGATTCTAATAATGATTGCAATCCCGTACCACCCATTATAGGGTGATACCAGAATTGTATATTATTTTTTTGCATTGATTGTTTCGTTGTATTCCAAATATGCATCTAATAACGCATCTACCACTGGGTGTCTGTGGTTCATTAGTAGAGTTTGGGAATCCATATCTTTGATTTTCTTAGCAGCAGTTACTAAAAACTTAAATCCGCTATCTCCTTTATATTTCAAATCTACTTGTTGTGAATCACCACATACTACCATCTTACTTCTCAATCCTAAACGAGATGTAATCATTTCCATTTGGTCATTCGTGCAGTTTTGTGCCTCATCAACAATAATGAATGAATCTAAAAAAGTTCTACCTCTCATAAACGCAAGAGGAACAATTTCTACTTGACCACTTTCTAAAATCTTATCAATTTTTTCTTTGTTATATAATTGATAGAAGTTGGAATAGACGGGTTGCATCCATGGCTCCATTTTTTCCCTAAGGTCACCAGGTAAGAATCCAATTTCTTCTTTACTTACCGTAGGTCTTGTGATAATGATTTTATTAACTGTCTTTTTAAATAACATATCTAATGCTACCTGACATGCTAGAAGAGTTTTACCACTTCCGGCTTTACCACTTAGGATTGTTATGGCGTTATTTAAAATCTTTTCTTTTGCTAATTTCTGCTCCTCATTTAATTGTATTTGAAATTTAATTGGAGCTTTTGGTCTTTGAGTTTTCTCATCTTGTATGTGTTGAGTTAACTCTTTGTGCTTTGCTGATTGATTATCTGCCATAAACTAAATTTGTATAAATTATTTAAGGGTTATCCCTCTTAGCATATATATTAAATTAAAGTTTTTTTATTCTTAAATCTTGGAATACTTTGTTTAGAATTATTTAAATTTTGTTTAAATTCTTCAATTCTAGAACAAAATTCATAATTTTCTTTTTTAATAAACCAATCTAAACAATGATTTAAGACTACTTCATAATCTTTTTTTTCGATTACAACTACCGAAGATGCATTGGTATGAACTACAAATGCAATTGATTCCTTTTTTTGAAGTATTGCGGTGTTAATATTTAACGCGATTTGATCAAATACTTCATTTCCATTTTTGTTAAGAAAATTCTGAACAAATGGATTATCAATTGGATTTAGATATTTCTCCCAACCTACGGTTGTAAATGTTCTACCTCTCATAGTATTCTCCTGTTTTTAATTAATACGTTATTTTAATATTAAACTTATCCACTGCATTGGTTCTAAACCAACGAGTTCCATTACCAACATTAATTGCGTATGCGTAATCAGATTTTCTAACCGTTCCGTTTGAATCACCTTCACCAACTGCCATAGATAGAATTATTTTAAGAGCAGAGTTAACATCTGATGCAGTGTAAACACATTTCATTTGTTTTCCAGTCTCAACCATTAATTCTTTCCACGCCGATTCATCTGATTTTTTCTCATTATCAAAAACTTTATTTATACTTTGGAATGCGGCTCTATCGTTTTCTCTTTGTATAATCGTTGCCCAATACTTACCTTCTGCCGAATAATTTTTACCCAATACATCTCCTAGCGTTTTACCTAAGTAAGACCCCGCAACTGCTGCTCCTGCAATAGCACCACCGGTTAATAAAGCACCAACTCCTAATGCTGCGATACCACCTGTCAATACCGTTAATGCAACACCAGCAATTCCACCTAAGACAAGTCCCAATGTTCCACCAAATGGTTTATATAATGTTCTACCGGGTGGAGTTGGGATATTTGCCATTATCCTAACTAATTCTTCTACTGGATTTAATTGTGTTTGTGATGGTTTATCAATACTAACCACTACTTCTTTTGGTAGGGTTAAATCATATTTCTCTATGAGAATATCTGCACCATATCCTTCTGGATCTGGATTACCATTTATCATAGCATCATATTCATCTTTAGCACCCAAAGCATAATCTCCTGCTGGATTGTGAAAGATTCTCCATCTACCCAAATCGGTAACGGGTCTAAGTTCAATATCATTCGCATCTTTAGACACTAACCAATCGATATGTTTACAAATTCGTTCTTCAGTATCAATCGATTCAATTACTTCAACTTCACAATATGCTTCGGTAATTCTAAATTTATTTTTGGTTTTATATTTTTCTAAAAAATTATAATCCAATTTAACCATTGGCACTGTTATCATATTGAAGAACGGATTCGTTTCTTCATACGCAGTTTTTAAGGTATCGTAAAATGGTTGTGAGGTATAAAAACGACCAGGATTTAATTCTACTATAAATTCAAAAGTAGTTCCTAATATTGGGGTAATGTTTTTATAATCGGTAATTGGGTAATCTGCAAAGTTTTTTGAGTATTTACCCAATAATCTAAATGAAGTTTGAGTTTTTTCAGTCAATGCAGATTTACGCATACCCAACTCATCCGCTGGATATCGATTTGTTATCTTATCTAATGACTTATATTCCATACCTATAAATATAAAAAAGTGGATTTATTAATCCCATATTTATATTTATTTAACCCATTCCTCATATGCAAGTTGATACGATTCAACTGGTGCATATCCTTCTTCTAATAATCTTTTAGCATACATCTCAACTTCTCCTTTCAATCCTACCGAATTTGCTTCGGTTAATATCAATTCGATTTCAATATATTCTTCTAATGAAAATATCATAATTTATTTGTTTATCTCATCATAGAAACAAATTTTAACATCTGCTTCTAATAACATTTCTTTACTACGTTTAAAAGATTCTACATAAGATGTAGATTTATCATCGGTATCAATTCTATCACAATAGATAGTAGTTATACCCGCGTTAATTATACCTCTTGCACAATCTGCACATGGAAACCAATGACTTAGATACATCGTTGTTCCTTTAGTAGAAACTCCAATTCGTGCTGCGTTATAAATTGCATTACGTTCTGCGTGTTCAAACCAAAAATACTTTTCAGGTCTTTCTTGTCTTTCTAAGTTAGTATCATCAATTCCTCTTGGAAATGAGTTATAACCCGTTGAAACAATTTCATTATCATTACCAACAATTATTGCACCAATTTGAGTTTTTGAATCTTTCGATTTTAACTTTACATTATTTGCAAGATTTCTAAAATAATCTACCCAATTCATATATTATTCATCATTTAGTGTTTCTTCGATTATTTCAGCTTCTGCTATTTTATTACAAAACATATAAATACCTTCGTGTCCTACTTTAAAGGCAGTATCACAATTTAACCATTCTTTAATATGGGTTACATTGGTTACTCGTTCAATTGGGTAATCTGCAATGATTTCATATAAACTACCATTGATTTCACGTAATGGTCTTCTATTAAATGGATATCTCATTTTTACTCTTCATCATTTGGTTCATTATACGAATCGATACCTGATTTCATTGTTATTCCTAACATCACCAATCCCCATGATTCTAACCAAGTAAAATGATTATATGGAAAGTATGTAACACCTACCGAATAAATTATTGTTGCAATAAAAGCAAACAACCCAACTCCAATACACCAATTAAACATTTCTTGTTTCATAATTTTATTTTTATTGTTTGTAGTTTTCTGGGTTCTGTTTCATATCTTCAATCATATCGGTATGACACTGGAAATGCATTCCTAAAATGGAACGGAGTTCTTCAAAATATTGATCTCTAACTTCATCATCTTCCCAAATTTGATCAACTTCATATTCACCCATATCAATACCTTCGTTATCATCATATTCTTCTGATGTATAATATACTCCAGCAAAGTTATATGCTTCATCTTCGTAAGTATTATGAACCACTACATCGGATTTTATAGTTCGTAGATTTCGTGCTAATTTACCTACCCACTCATTTACAGCATCCCATGCAGATGTAATTTGAATAGTGATATCTTCAATATCATCATCTTCAATATGACCATATAACCACTTAGCACCACAATTATCTAAATACCATTCTCTATCATATTCCAACGGAGTTTCATCTCCATATACTCTTTGAGCAAGGTCTTCCGTTTGAACATCGTATCGTCCTTCTTCCTTTTCGAAAATTCGTTTTACTTCATTTAAAACGTTTTCATCTGCATTTAAAATATGGATGAAATTTTCTACATGATTTGCCATAACTTTTTTGTATTATAATGAGTGACCTAATTTTTTATTTATTGAAACCATATGTTTACAAGGTGTAAATCTACGGAAACTTCTTGCTTCACAACTACAATTTGTGATTTTCCAATCGGTGACGGTTACGTCGTAGTATTTTAACTTACCTGTCTTTTTGTCACGCGAACCCATTTCTCTGTATTTCCAAGTCATATCTTTTATGTTTTAAATCTTATACTACAAATATACAAAAAAGATTTGACATATCCAAATTATTTCCAAAAAATTTGAATACATAAAATAGTGCATGCTAATATTAAACAAACTAATGTTTTAATTGTGATGGGTTCTTTGAACAAAATCATACTCATAGTTACGAATATAATAATACCGATTCCAAACCCGATAAGACGCGATGGCCATAATTGACCATCAAATGCTTGAACAAAATTATCTACTGATTTAACATAAAACCAAGTAGATGGTATTGCAGTTAATAAAAGAATGATTGGATATTTTTCATACCAACCATATTTCACATTACCTTGCATTTGAAGGAAAGACATTATCTGTCCTAATGTGGCGAAAATAATACCTATTAGTAATTTACTCATTAGTTCATATTATACCACGCGAATACTTTTTCATGTAGATTCAGACCGGGGTATTTGGTATCCCATTTCAAATCTAAAAGCGTGTTTTGGATTAATTCTTCAAAGGACATTGTTGTCACTCCAAATTGTTCGGTGATTACTTTATAAGATTCAATTAAAATATTTCGTTGAATTTCATCAACTTTCATATTTAATTTATCAGCCCAATGCTGAATTATAATATCATACTCAAAATCATACATCATATAAATTTTTTAAATGGGTGTAATTCTTTTTGTTTTCTTTCAAATCTTTCAACCATTTCTGACATAGTATCATGCTTTAACCAATTACTATCCCATTCGATTGATTCTAAATATAGTTTCCAATCTCTATTATAAATTCCATGAAACGTATTTACCATTATTTCAAATGGGGATTTAGAATTTTTATAATATAAATCTTGTTCTAAATCATACGGATCATCATAATCCATCTACCTCTACTTTAGTGCTTGGAACTTTTATCTTAGTTACAGATTCATCACCTTTAAATATTAAATATGATTGTTCGTGCATTAAACAAGCTGTTTTATCATTATCATCGATATGAACTGATACAATCCCAACTTCATTTGCATAAAGATTATCACCATCACCATCATAATATTCTCTATGAGTTAGTTGATACTCATCAAACTCAACGGGTAATGAGTTTATCCATTTTCTAAATTCTTTTATATTCATATTTTTTTATTTAAAGTTTCAATAAATCCTTCCATAAATTTCTTCAATTGTTCGTTTGGTTCTTTACCATTTTCCATTTCAGAAATTTCTCGTTGGAAGCGTTCACCTACCCTTTCAAACTTTTCACCTTTAACATCTTCAAAGAAATCAACTACATTTTGTGGTGCTTTGAATTCAATATAAGCGTAGGTAGAATCATAATCATCATCGTAATCAGTTAGATATAGTGGATGTTGTTCCAATGCTTCAAATACATCCTCATAATCTTCTCGATTACCACCACCATTACGGGTATATAGGATTACCTTTGGTTCACTACCTTCTTCGTTTTCAAAGTAAATATCCCTAAATCTACCGGTTGGATATTTTTCAGTTTCCAATTCTAACGCCCCGATTAAAAATCCACTTGCTGGATTTGTTCCAAATAACATATTATATAAACTCATAGTTTTAAATTTTAAATTTTTAATTAATTTTACAAATATTCAGGTCCTGTCCATTTATATCTTGCAGTTCCATCAAAGATATTTCCTCTACTATGTTTGGCTGGAGCTCTCCAACTTGCAGGTTTCATTAAATCACCTTTCTTAACTGGGAATCCTTGAAACTCACCATCATACATACAAACAAATCCCCAAACCATATTTCCGTTTTGTATTTTAATGAATTTAGAACCTTTCTTAGCAACTAAAGGTGACCAACTATATACAACGCCTTCAAATTCTCCATTAACTTTGTCTAACCAAATTTCAAATTGAGTTTTCATATATTTTATATTTTATCGTTTATCTCTTATTACTTAGCTAATATACAACACTTTTTTCAATTTTCCAAACATTTTTTCACTTATTTTTGGATAAAAAATAAACCCATTGAGTTTCAATGGGTTATATCTTACATTTATATTAATTTACGAATGGGTTCGGTATCGTTGGATTTGTTGAAAAATTTACTTATCATCTCTGGTCTTTTACAATCATCAATATTGTAAATATCACCAGTTTCAGTATATTTTTGATCTTTTAAATCATAATATAGTCCTCTATTATAAACAGAATGTGGTATTCCAATTTCTTTAAATACTGCTTCAATTCTATTAATTCTATCCAATCGTTCTTCGGCAGTATTATAATTTGTATTAAAATTAACCGTATTATGGTATTGTAAATAATTTCCTTCCTCTACCCATTTGTTTCGTAGAGTAGCATGAATAAGAAACCCAGAGCATGTTAGTATTGATGACATACAATCTTGATACTCTTTTACAAAATCAACTGTCTTTTGAAAATCTTCTTCAGTTTCGTTTAAATAACCAATAATTAATTGCATTGCAAAATTCATTGGTTGTTCGTTTTCTTTATTAATGATTCTAACATTTTCAAAAATTTCTCTAACACCATCCATTTTAGGATATTTCTTCATATGTCTTAAAACTGGTTCTGATGCAGATTCAAATCCGGTAATCATCGCTACTAATCCAGCTTTTCTATATAATCGCATCGTTTCCAAATCACGCATTGGAGTTTGTAATCTGACGTTTCCACCAAAGGTAATACCATATCTATCTGGATATTGACCGGTTAACATATCTGCCCAACCTTTTTCAATAATAGTTTCGCAGAATTTTTTCAACCATCTTGGATCACCATTAATAATACTATCGTGACAGAAGAAGTGGTAACGACCTTTATTAATCCAATGTTCCATTTCTTCGATGACAGTTTCCAATTTACGATAACGGAATACTGGAATAAATTCAGGTACTGAGCAGAATGTGCATCTATAAGGACATCCCCTACTTAATACAAGTGGAACATTATATTGATATGTAGTCTTATAATAATAATTATCTTCCAATGAAGTATAATCTGGAAATGGTAAAATATCCATATCAACACTTTCACGTACCAGATTATGAACCAACTTACCTTGTGAATTTCTCCAGATAATCCCCTTTATTGTTTTTAAGGATTCTTCAGACATATCGGATTTCAATATTTCAACAAAAGTAATCTCACCATCACCTTTTACAAAAATATCAATAAACTTATATTTTTCAGTTGTATATTCTTTGTTAGGTAAAACTCCAAAATCTAAAACCTCAATGCCATTACCACCCATCAAAATTTTAATATGAGGATATCGTTCTTTAACTTTTCTAGCAATTGCAAGAGATGCATCGATGTTCCCATCAATAATACTTAATCCAAAAAATGCAGGATTTGTTTTTTCGATATATTTGAAGACAAACCCTTCAATCATATCGTTCATTTCTTTGAACTCATATAAACGTTCATATTGACCCTGCATTGCATAGGTGTTGAACATATTGAAGAATTCTGATTGTTTATCGGGCGGGTGTAAATAAAAGTAATCGATTACTGGATCTATAATTGCAACATTCAAATCTGAATGGAATTTATCAATATACGATTTCAACGCAACAATACCGGCATAATAACCAGATTCATTGATGTTTGGTGCTTGCATTAATAAACAATCTTGCTCACCCAATGAATCGTATTGAAAGGTGTGAGTTATTTCTTGAGTATTATTTAAAACATGGGAATGCTTTAGGTAATTAGTTAAATCAATTTTAACATCAACCAATGGAACATCACTTTCTATTTGTTGAAGAATTCGTTTTTCTACTTTTGAAATATCATCCATTTATTATTTTTTTAAAATCGCTATAGTTATATAAGCTATATATGGGGGAGGGGGGAAAAGTAAAAAGAAACTGAACAACCCTTAACTGATAAGCTAATAAGCTTTCCACTTACCACCATTCCGAATCCATTCACTTCTTAAGGTCATTAATAAATCCTGATCTTCACCGCCTTCTCTATACCAACCTTTGTCTAAAATTTTAGTTAAGAATATTCTAGCTTCTGTGATTACATTTAATTGTTTAGCAGGAATTCCTCTTTCCATCATTGCATCTCGCAACCATTCATCAATCAAATTAATCAGATTAATTTGTTGTTTATCAAACTCTATTACTTTACCTTTATTCATTCTTTTAAGCGGGCAAGGTTTTAATGAATCGGTGAAGATGAGTTCCACATCCCTACAACACCTACGATTAACCAAAACGTATTTAACATTATATAAGCACGATTATCACGTTCCCATGCACAATAGGTTAGAATTACGGCATCGATAGTATTAATAACCCACATTGTTAATAGGGGAGTTTCTTTACCTAAAATTGCTAACATTCCAAATGAGAATATCCTCATGGCTACACCGAATCCTTCTAAGAATTCAATCCATTTTTCATTTTGTATGAGTTTCATAGTATTACCACTTACCTAATGGACATTCAGAATTTCGAGCTAAGGTTTTAGCTGCGATATTACATCCACATCCGTAAGTTCGTTTGCCGGTTTTGATATGATACCCATATTTTTCAGTATCACATGAATTTGAAGTTCTTAAATCACAATTATCACAATGTAAAAGACGAGATGTTGATTTAGCTTTAGTATCACTATCGAGTATATCGAAATGATCCCTAACTACATTACCCCATCCTTGTAATATGTTAATTATCTGACTCATTTATTAATTGTGGGAATCATCCATTTTTTGTTGAAGTTTTTGAATTTTCAATTTAGTGGATTGTGTGGTAGGAAGTTTTTTTAATTCAATAATTTGTTCAATAACATTTTGCATATCAACTGCCAATATTGTTTTTTTCCATTCATCAAAATTTAATTTCGAATTTGGATTATCATATTGATATTGTCTAAATTGGGTTTCTAATGTTGCCATTATGTGTTAAGTATTAAATTAATAATGCTGTAGTGGGGGGATTCGAACCACCCAAGTGGAGATTCAATTGATAACATCGTTCGCATGCATGCTGGTGGTCTACCCCATATTATCAATCTGTTTCTTTATCCACACCCCCGAGACAGGAGGGCACGTCTGCCAATTTCGTCACACTACAATCTGCGGAGGCGGTAGGATTCGAACCTACGATACCTTTCGGTATAACGGTTTTCAAGACCGCCGCGTTCGACCACTCTGCCACGCCTCCTTTGTATATACTTATATATATACTATTTTATTTTTTTAATTAAAAAAATTATTGATTTCATCGATTAAGGTTTCTGTATAATTAGACCCAAGCTTTTTCAATAATGTTTTATTATGGTTTAGTTTTTGTTGTGTTTCAACTGAATAATAAAACTCATCTGTCATATTATTTCTAAAATCTTCAATGTTATCGAAAAATAATTCGAATCCTAAATTTTTTAGTGTATTAGATAAGATTGGACTATGTTCATGTACAAAGATAACGTTATCATATATTATAGGATATACTACCTTTCTACTTAACGTATGATTGTAATATTCGTATTCATTTGGATTATCACTTAATCCAAAAAATGGTTCACAAATTATATTAAATTTAGATTCAATGTGCAACAATTGTGCTTTTTGTTGTGCATCATTTTGATTATGAACATCAACTTCTTCAGGTTGTAATACCAATGAATCTAAATAATTAAAATCTATTCCATTTTTTTCAGCATAATCTTTATACATAGTTTTATATACATTTGAATTAAATGTATAGTTGTTATGATAAGAAATTATGTTATTTGGATTATGCAATTCATTCCAATTTTTAAGATAGGTTATTATTAAATCTCTATTTATTTTTCTATTATAATTTAAAAAAAGTAATTTTTTATTTTTAGGTCTAGTCAAATGAGATGGTAAACCACCAGAATTTTGCATCAGAGTAGCAGCAGTATTTGCTAGTATTCTGGTAGGATAGTCATTTGGATATTTTACTTTTAAAAAATCATTAATACTACAATTAAATGAATGTATAAATAATTTAACATCGGATTCCATACACAAATCGATAAAATATGATACTGATTCATAATCATAAGCTAATTCTTCAGATTCAAAATATATAATTTTTTTATATCTATCCGTTATTTGTTTTAAATTATCTTTAATTATGGATTTACGTTCATCTGAAACCTCATATGGTGTTTCATCATCAATACGATAAGACATAGATTTAATCATATACCCATCTATGATATAGATATCGCTATCATTTAGTAAACTTTTTATTTGTGTAGTATTACTAAATTTAGTAAAAGAATTTGAAAATATTTCATTAACGTCCATATGGTATTTTTATATAATAAATGAGTGTTGGAGAGACGAATCAGATTTTTTAAGATAACCAGGTTTCAGCGAGGGTTGAGTTCATTGAAAGTGGGCGATTGTTGACTCTAAAAGGTTTGAAGGTTGTGTATCGTTCTATATCTTAATCGTTCATCCGCTATGTG